CCTAGCCCGTCCGCCTCGCCCGCCCTTCGGCTTCTTGCCATCTCCGCCACCAGCAGCCCCGCCTCCTCCACCATTTCCGCCAGGGGCCTGGCTTACCAGGCGCGCAGCGGCTGCAAGTTGCGTGACAATAACGGCAGGGACAATGGACTCTCGGGCAGTTTGTTTCTCTTCCTCGCTAATATCTTTGCCTATATTTGCAACAGTTTCAACGGCTGCGCCAACTGCCTCTGTGACTGCGGTAACAGCCTCCCCGACCGCCTCAGCGGCAGCGGCAACTGCTTCACCAACAGCTTCCGTGACAGCCTCTACTGCAGCGCCCGGATCAATTGGTCCAGGTGAGTCAGTAGGTACAGGGCTGGGATCAGGAGAAGGGGCTGAAGAGTCCGTAGGGGTGGGCGTCGGCTCGGGCGTCGGCTCGGGTGTGGCAGTCGAGTCCGGTGTTGGTTCATAGGTCACCTCTGGGCTTCTTGACGGCGACGGAGTTGGTTCCGGCGTAGGCGTCGGCGTTACGGAAGGCTCTGGCGTAGGGGTAGGAGCCACGCTAGGGCTTGGCGTTGGTGGTTCTGGTGTTGGAGTGGGGGTAGGCTCTGGAGTTGGTGTTGGGGTCGGCTCGGGTGTAGGGGTTGGCTCTGGCGTGGGCGGGACTTGGATCGGCAAGAATACTGAGATGGCGCCCGAGCTTGGCGAATAGACCGAAAGGGTATCGTTATCGGCTCTAACCCAGAACGAATAAGTTGCATCGGCCCCGCCGCTGGAAACCATTACTGAATATGGAATAAGAATAGAGTTGCCCTGCGCCGAGAGGCCCCACCCGACGTTATCGCCGGTGGTCCAGGAGACGGCATAGTGCTCTACCGCAGTGCCGCTATCCTCCGGTGAATCCCACGTTATTTCAATGTCACCATTTGCGTAGACAGTTACCATAAGCCCAGTTGGGGCGTTTAGATGCGGCGCTGGTGTTGGGGTCGGGGTTGGTTCAGGGGTAGGCGTTGGCGTTGGCTCTGGTGTCGGCGTAGGGGTTGGCGGAGGAGTCGGGGTCCATGTCGCCGATGGGGTGCCGGGGGCAAGCACGGCATCGAAGTTGCTGATTAGATAGTAGTGATTCCCATAGAATCGGTCGGCGGTTGGGTCACCACAGCACACGCCAGCTCGGACGCGGTATTCGCCAGCATCAAGGATAATGCGAATGGTGGAGGCAAGGGAGTAGCCGCCAGTGTGGTCGGTATATGAATCGTCGTTTGCGGCAATGAGCGCCCCCTCGCCATTGTAAAGCCACAACATGGAATCGACTGTCCCGGCGCACCAGCCAGCGGTGCTGTTGTCGCACAGGTCGGTCCAAAGATGCAACTCGCCCCGCTCAGGTATGGTGATCCAGAAATCTTGCGTCCGATCAACGTATATTTGCTGCGAGCCAAGCACTGGTGATGTGACGTAGGCAAATGCAAATGTTGCAGAGATAAGCCAAGCGATGCAGATCGTTACAATTTTACTTGTCACTTGCCCTGCCCTGCCATCCATGCAACAAGCGAGCTAATCCCAGCAAGGCCGAGAACGCTAATGATGAATTTGGCTAGCCTGAATGCCCCACGGGTTTCCGCCATTTCAACGCGCATGGCAGAAATTTCTTTTTCAATGTTTTCTATCCGATCAAGGATTTGGGTAACGTTGTTTGCAGTCATTCCCCTCTCCATTCATGTTTCCTTGTAAGGAAATATTAAATGAAAGAAGGCGTAAAAACAACCAGTTTTATTTCTGACTACTTTGCTGTGTGATTGCTAGGGCTTTTCGTATACCGTATTGCAACCACCGCACTCCGCTTCATTTTCTGAAATAGGAAAACTAATACCAAAAAGTTCGCAACCTTCTGTGGCGCAAACTATGTACCAGAAATTCATCTCAACGGCTTCACTCATATTCTCTCCCTAAGCGCTCATGTTGCCCATGTAGACTACCGAGCAGGCTGAGTTTCTCGCTCCGCCAATGGTCTTGGATGCCGATGAAGCGGATGCCCGGAAAACCAATGCGTCTGCTGCGGTTAGATACTGGATTGTAGAGATTGCTGGGGTATCGTTGTTGGTGTTTGTTTGCGCTTGGGTTTCATTTTTTGCCACCAGAACGCCGTTCACCAAAACGTACAGCCTGAATGCAAATCCAGTGCCAAGTCCTCCGCCGCTGGCCAGGTGACAAGTGATGCTGTACCAGCCGGTCAATGGGATGGTAATTGTTGAGCCAGAGGACCAGTATGCATAGAGGGAGGTATTCTTTACGGCGCTGGACCAGGTAATTGCCGTGGCAGATGCATCCGTAGATGTGTTTACGGTTAAAGCTGTTGTTCTCTGAAGGGTAATCCCATGTACTAAATCGGTTGTGACCCCGTCTCCAGTGATATCCCCAGCAACGATAAGGCTATCGTCGGTTTTAAGTGTGTTAGCCGCAGATCGGTATAGGTTGGTGTCCTTGCCAGATCCAAAAACAATCGCCCCGTTTGCCGCTGTTTGCTGACCCTTAATGCCCATCGTATCTGCCGTATCTGCGTCAAAGATAATGCTGTCGTCGCCAACGTAGATAGCGTTGTCGCTCCCTGACGTAGCAAGCTTAATCGCCCCGGCAACCGTCATTGCGTCGTCTGCCGTTGACGAGATGACAATCTTTCCCGTGATTGTGTCTCCTGATTTAGAAACTTTTCCGTTTGCTATGTCGTAGGCGCTCTTAACCGCAGTAGGAGTGGCCGCAAGGATGCTGCTTGTCGTGCTAATTGAATCTGACAACTGGACGATTCCTGCCGCAGTCGTGGAAGCGTTTTGCACCGACCCGCTTTCGTAAGATATCACCCTGCCGTAAACGTCAGAATAAAGAGATTTTACAAAAGAGGTACCAGGTGTTCCTGAGGAACTTGAGCTAGCAAAAGGCTCAAGGGAGACCTGCCTAGAGTCCCCCGATCCGCTAACAGAAATTCCTGCACCGGAACTAATGTTCTGAATAGTCCCAACGGGAGTCCAAGAAGAATTTACATAAAATAAAAGATCGTCGGCGGTCGTGTCGTAGTAGACGTCCCCCTCTGACGCGGAAAGGGGTGCAGTCGATATCGTTGGTACGTTCAGTGAGCCGACAAATTTAGCCATAGGGGGATATTACCCTATGATGACGACTCTGTACGTCCCTGCAAGGCTGATTGTGATCGTTACCACGCTTGTGCTTGTGGTAACTACGTCAGCAAAGACGGCATTGTCGGAGCTGTCGTAGATCGCAACAACCACGCTCTTGGTACCAAGGCTGTGCGTGACCGCCTTGGCCTCACCAGTGGTCCAGGTCGCGCTGGTGTTGTAGCGAAGTGCCCCGCCGTAGGTCGAGGCGATTGCAGTTCCCTGCCAGGTTCCCGCCGAGATTGTTCCAACAGTGGTGATGCTGTCGTCGCCTGAGTACACGCCGTTTGCGACTGCCGACAGCGTGGCGTTGTATGCCTGCACGTCTGAGCCAATTGCAAGGCCAAGGTTTGTGCGCGCTGTTCCGGCGGTGGTTGCACCCGTACCGCCCTTAGCGACGGCAATTTCAGTAGCACTCCACGTGCCGGAAGTAACTGTTCCGACGGATGTAAGGCTGGAGCCCGTAACTCCTGAACCAAGCGCGGTGCCACTAAGGACTTCCGTACCGGCAATGTAGAGCTTCTTACCCGTAAGAAGATTCAAATGCTCAGACGATGTCCATGCGTCCGTTGCGTCCACCCAGTTAAGGGTCTTGTCGGTCGTGCCCTTAAGGGTAATACCACCGCCATCAGCAGTTGCATCGCTTGGCGTGGCGACCGAGCCAAGCTCAATGTTCTTGTCGTCTACGGTTAGCGTGGTTGAGTTAAGCGTGGTAGTTGTTCCGTTGACCGTAAGGTCGCCAGAAAGCACAAGACTTGTACCAGTTGCTGCGCCAATGTTTGGCGTGACCAGGGTTGGTGTATTGGCAAAGACCAGCGCACCAGTGCCCGTCTCGTCAGAGATTACGCCAGCAAGTTCTGCTGAACTTGTTGCAGCAAACGCGCTAAGCTTGTTATTGGTAAGCGCAATCGTACCGCTTGCATCAGGCAACGAGATGGTGCGATCTGCAGTTGGATCGGTTGCCTCAAGTCGTGTTTCGTTGGCGTCATCCGTCGCGCCCTCAAACGAAATCCCGTGCGTTGAAGGAAGGTTAATTCCGTGAATAACTGGCGTGCTGGCAGTAGCGGTAAGCGTTACTCCGTCAAGAGTTGCGCTTGTCCCAAATACCAATGCCCCAGTTCCGGTTTCTCCAGTGACTGCGCTTGCAAGGTTTGCCGACGTTGGCGTGGCAAGGAATGTGGCGACGCCGGTGCCAAGGCCAGAAACACCCGTGCTGATCGGAAGCCCAGTAACATTTGTAAGCGTGCCACTTGAAGGGGTGCCAAGTGCCCCGCCAGAAGTTACTTTCGTATCGGCAAGGTCGTATGCGGCCTTGACAGCGGTTGGCGTGGCAGCAAGAATGCTACTGGTTGTGCTGGTGGAGTCGCTGAGCTGGACTGCACCCTTAACGGTGGTTGAGGCATCGGCAATAGTAATGTTCGGAGTGTTGCCGCCGGACGAGGAAATCGCGCCCGAGCCGGTTACCGACGTTACAGTTCCGCCGCCAGTAGCAAGTGTCTGCCAAGCAGCGCCGTCGTACACCTTAAGTGCATCGGCAACCGTATCGTAGTAGATCTGCCCCTGGACTGGACTCGCGGGAGCCGTGGCAAGGTTCTGAATAGAAGCATTCTGAAGTTCATTTTTCTGAAGATCTAGGTTAGTTAGAAATTTCATTTTTCATCCCTCAGTTTATATATGCCTTGCCGCCAAATGACCCAACAAACGTAAGCGTTATTGAGTTGTTGCTATTGTATGCAATCTCTCCGATAACTACACTACCTGCGCTATCTACAACTACTACGGACGGAAAGCACGCAAGATTATGTGTAATCGTCCAGGTGCTGGACGGGCTATTCTGGTTGTGCGTGTACGTGGAATGCGATGCGCCAGAGCCCTGAATACCTTGCGCTCCAGTTGCCCCGGTTGCCCCAGTCGCTCCGGTGGCACCCGTTGCCCCCTGCGCTCCGGTTGCTCCGGTTGCGCCAGTGGCTCCGGTTGCCCCAGTATCCCCCTTATCGCCCTTTGGCCCCTGGAGGGCAACACCGCTAATTGTAACTCCTGTTGAATATTGAGAAACATTAACATTAGGGTTTTGCGAAGATACGCCAATTGTATTATCTGTCTGGGTAACGGCAATGTTGTTGTTTTGCTCAATAACGCTAAAGCCCATTATCTCGTAACCTCCGGAAGAACTTTCATCTTGCCACGGATAAGCTTTGTTACGACCCCGCCAGAGGAAACTAGTTCTATATCATAGACGTAGTTTTTAGGGACTAAGCTTGCGCTTACGGTTGCTGAAACCGTAACGGTGACCGTACCAGCAGCGCCGCCAAGGACAATGCCTCCGCCCCCATTTGTCGTGAGGCTTATTGCTGGACCAGTGACGGAATAGACTGACCGGACCTGCATTCTGGCAGTAAAGCCAGTGAGGTTCACAGCCGCACCGTTCGAATCCGTGTAGGTGAACACGGTCGAATACGTGGAGCCCTGTTCTAGGTCAATGTCGTAAGTGGATGCAGCCATGGGGGTATTATTGACCATAAAAACCCCACGCGCAATAGTATTCTGATCTTTTTTGGTGTATTATACGGACATGGGAAAACCCGGAAGAAAACCACAGGCGCAAGTAGAGGCCCTCAGGGGGCAGATTACCTCGTTGCTTCTTAACGGGGTTCCTACTGCAAAGATTGCCGAATCCGTGAATCTATCTGTTCATACCGTCCGGGAACACGTCAGATTCATTCGAAAGGGCTGGGCTGAGGACCAGCCGGAAACCCAGATGACTCGCGCGGAACTTATTGAGAAGGCCCGGATGATTGGCCAGCAGGCAGCCATTAGCGCCGCTCGGTCAAGAGGCACCAACTCTGAGGTGCAGTTCATGAAGATCCAGATAGAGGTTCTGGACAAAGTTGCCAGATTGACCGGGGCATATGTGCCAACGCGCAGCGAGCTTACTGGCGCTGACGGAGGGGCAATTGAGTTTAAGTCCGACCACGAGATTGACAAAATAACGCCAGATCAACTTGCGGGCAGGTTGAGGGTCTGGGCAGAAACCCTGGAGGACACTGAAAATGCAAAAGTCGAAATCCCAGCCAGCGCCGAGTAACGAAGAGTACAGGGAGTGGCTTAGGAAGCAAGCCGTTGACTCCGACGCTGCGTTTGCCGAATATGTAACCGGCCTTGTCTTCCCTCGACATCTCCGCGACATGGAGCGGTTCATGAACCAGCACGAGCGCGCGCTTGTACTGATGCCCCGCGGCCACGCAAAGACCACCCAGCTTATTGCCAGGACTGCCAGGATGATTGGCAAATCCGAAGGCAAGATTCGCGTTGGTATCGTTACCGCAGTTCTTTCTGACGCTATCGCGCGATCGAGGGCGATTAAAACTATCGTTTCCTCTGCGGCATTTGCGGAGGTCTTTCCCTGGGCAAAGAAGGGTGTTATCGGAAATAAGTGGACGGACGAGGTCTGGACCGTTAAGGATGCAAACCTTGGTAAAGATGCCACCTGCTTTGCAGACGGACTAACCTCCATCAAGCCCGGTGCACGACTGGACATTCTGATTGCTGATGACATGGTCGGCATGAAGGAGAACGCCACTCAAGTTCAGCGGGAAAAGGCAAGCGAGACGTACTGGCAGGTTATCGACCCAATGCTTGTGCCCGGCGCCTACCGTTGGTTTATCGGCACAAGATGGCACGAAGGCGACTTCTACGCAGAATTGATTGAGAAGAACACGCCGTCCTTTATAAAGAAGGCGCTAGACGAGGACGGTCCGCTTTGGAAAGAAATGTATACGACGGCAGACCTGGAACAAAAGAAGGAAGAGCTTGGTACCCCAATCTTTAACCTTCAGTACCAGAATGACGTAACTGCAATGGGCGGTAACATCTTTAGATACGATTGGATTAGGCACGTTGACGAGATCCCCCACGGGGCCCGAAGAATCGGCGTCGACCTCGCCTCCTCGGAGAGGGAGCGCTCGGACTACACCGCTGCGGTGGAAATCCTTGAGGACGATGAGCACAATATGTACGTTGTCGGCGCGTACCGCACAAGAATTCAGCAGGGGCACAGACAGTGGCTTACCGGAATTGAGAGCGACGGGAGCATAACAGCAAGCGCGGATTCCCCAAGGATTCTTTGGCCTTCAAAATTCATTGGGATGAAGGGCCAGAAAGACATGCACACAGACGAGCCAAGAAAGATTGAAGCAGTCAATATCGAAGTTGTGCAGTTCCAGAGCACTTTCTTGCGCGAAATGCTCACCCAGACCAGGCTTCCCGCAAGGGGAGTTAAGCCAGATAGGGACAAGGTCAGCCGAAGCCGAGCCCTGGCGGCGCGCTACGAGGCGGGCAAGGTATTCCACCTCAAAGGCGGCCCTGGCATGGACCTGCTAGAGCGAGAGATGCTTGCTTTCCCCAACGCCGAACACGACGACCTTATTGACGCGCTGGTCTACGCCGCAGATATCGGCGGAGGCGACTTCTACTTTACGTCCGTTAAGAGGGGTTAGTTCGCCTTAGCATCCAGATCGTGTACTTGCCGCATTCTGGGCAGGCCGCTTCCATGTAGTTATCGTACATTGGGGTTTCTTTCGGGATAGGCTTTTCCGCTTGATTGTATCCGCAACGACTGCATGCCCACTTGCCAACCTCACTCTTGGGAACAACCAGTTGGTACTGGTGGATGTCTCGCTTGGGATCTGGGTGCGTTCTCATCAGGATATTGTGACCGTCCGCTCGAAGTTCGCGCAGGCGCTTGAGCCCTTCGCTACCGCCAACTTCGGCGTTTGCAATATCTGGACCGTCTACCCAGTCGTTAGAATGAGATCGAAGGAACGCGAGGACCATCTCTTTTCTACTCATTTTCCCGTTAGTCATAAGACCCCTTCCCGCCGTCCATTTGACGGCACTGCCAGTGTATACTACCATCATGTTCGGAAAAGAGCACGGGCCGGTAGCTCAGAGGAAGAGTAGGGGTCTTTTAAGCCCTAGGTCGCAGGTTCGAATCCTGCCCGGCTCGCCAGCACAGGGGGCCGTATCCCAATCGGCAGAGGAAATCGGTTTATAACCGACTCAGTGTCAGTTCGAGTCTGACCGGCCCTACCAAATCTAGATATCCACAAATGCTTACGTATATGTTATGATTGAGGCGCAGCGATGTGCTGCGTAGAAGTAAAGGAGCATATATGGGTAAGGTTCTGAGCGAAATCAAGGAGCTTGAAAACCGAAAGGGCCCACGTTGTGGGTGGACCAAGGCGGAAGCCCAGTTTAAGGGCGAAGACAAGAAAGACCTAGACGCAGCGCTGGAAGACCTAGCCATTACCTCCACGGCAATCGCCAAGTGGATCAGCAAGCAAGGCCTCTCCATTAGCGCCCACGTCATTCAGCGCCATCGGCGCGGGGAGTGTTCATGCGAGAAGTAAAGAAGAGCGTTCCAGATAAGAGCGCCCTTAAAGAGATTCTTGAAGTGCAGAACGAGATTGAGCAATCCCGTCGCCCAAAGCGACAGCACGCAGAAGGCTGGGAACCTGGCGTTGTCTGGAACGGCAATGAGGGCACGGTCACTACTACTGGCATGTCGGCAGAGAACGCCCCAGACTGGGATACCGTCCTGCGAGTGTGGGGTCTTGACCCAGAGCACTTTGACGTTGTTGAGCCAGTCCTCTTTAACGTTTGGGGTGACACCCTTGGGGTGCTGAACCGACAGTGGAAGGGCAAGGTTGTCCGAAAGACAGCCGCGATGGACACCGACGTACAAGAGATGATTAACGAGATTAAGAAGCACAAGCCAGGAAAGCCGTTCCTCGCAGAAGGCGACAGCTCAATGGTTGTCACGATCTCCGACCTCCAGCTTGGTAAGGGCGAGAACGGCGGCAGCGCCAAGATCGTCGAGCGCTT